CACCGTGCGAGACTTTGCGGGCCTGGACGGCACGTGTCGAATCGGGACGGCCACCGCCACTCGGCACGCCGGCCAGTACGTCGGCCTGGAGGTCTACGAAACCGAGGATGGCATCCACGAAAAGAATTGGATGCCCGTAACCGGCTCACGCCGGTGGCTCTACTCCTGCCACGTCCAGGGTCGCGTAGCCACCGCAACCCAAGAGGGAGGCCGGTGGGCGATTGAACTAGGTGCCGAATCGCCGGCGCTTGCTCGTGGGTTCCGTGGCGGCTCGCAACTCGTGGACATTGGCAGTGGGCTCTACCTGGCCGTGATTCACGAAGTGGCCCACGACAAAGACGGCCGCCGCACGTACGAGCATCGGTTTGTGGCGTTTGACTCCGAGGACTGGAGTATTTCGGGAGTGAGCCGGCCGTTCGTGTTCCGCGAGGCCCGGTCGATTGAGTTTGCGGCCGGCCTTGCCCGCACGCCAGGCCAGCTTGTCGTGTCGTTTGGCGTCCGCGACTGCGAGGCGTGGCTCGTGGAATTGCGACTCACCGACGTAATGCCCCTCTTGGAGCCTGTGGCGTGATTGCAGCCAGCGTCTACGACAAAGTGAAATCGCTGTTGGAATCCAACTGGCGGGAAAACGACTGGTTTTTCTGCGATTCCAAGGTGATTTCGCACTACGCCATGAAGGCGATTATCTGCGAGCGGTACAAGCCGCGGCGGATTATCGAGATTGGGACACGGTGCGGGTATTCGCTGCTGGCGTTCAATTCCGTGGCCCCGCGGGCATCGTTCCTCTGCCTTGACGGCGCGATGGACGACGACAGCCTCGAGTGCCTAGCCCACGCCAAGCATCTGATTGACCGGCACGACATTGAGGCCGATTTGGTGGTCGTCAACTCGCACCACGTCCGGTCGTTGCCGCGGGCCTGCTTTGCGCACGTGGATGGCGACCACAGTTACGAGGGAGCCTTGGCCGACCTGCGGCTGGTGGCCCACTGCCGGGCCATCTTGGCCGACGACTGTTGCAACCCCGACGTAATGCGGGCGGTCGATCAGTTTGCGAAGGAAGCCAACCGAAGCGTGCAACTTATTCACGACGGCCTGCGGCGTGTGGCGGTGCTGACATGAAGGTGGCCATTTACGCTCTCGCGAAGAACGAAGCCGCCAACGTGCCGGCGTGGGAAGCGTCGTGCCGCGACGCCGACGTGCGAGTCGTCACCGACACGGGCTCCACCGACAACACCGTCGAGCTCCTGGCGGCCGCCGGCGTCACCGCGGCCACCGGTGCTCCGGTCCCGTGGCGATGGGATGACGCGCACAACCTTTCCCTCTACCACGTGCCGGCGGACGTGGACGTGTGCATTCGCCTCGACCTGGACGAAGTGCTCGACCCAGGCTGGCGGGAAGCCCTGGAAGCCGATTGGACGGCCGAGACGGGCCGGCTCCGCTATTGGTATCAGTGGTCAGAGCAGGTGCGATTCCTCTGCGACCGCGTGCATCGGAGGGCGGGCTACCGGTGGTCTGGCCCGACGCACGAGGGGCTTACGTGCTGGGATGGCGAGGACGTTCACACGATGAGCGAGCGGTTTGGCATTCGCCACCATCGGCAGCCTGGCAAGAAGCACAAAAGCGATTTGACGTTGCTCAAGCAGGCGGTCCGCGAGACGCCGCACGATGCCCGCATGCACTGGTATCTGGCCCGCGAGATGGACTACGCAGACGACGCGGAAACCGTGGACGCGTGGCAGCGTTACCTACGGATGCCAGGCGGCCAGACCACCGAGCGGGCATACGCGTTTCGGATGCTCGCCAAGCGCGAGCCGGACCGTGCCAAGCGGCATTTGTTCGCGGCCATGCTCGAATCGCCGCAGGAGCCGGAATCGTTCTTGGCGTTCGCGGAAATGGCCTACCGCATGGAGGACTGGGTTTCCTGCCTCTACTACGCCAGGCAGGCCCTTTCTTGCCCGGCGTCCTCGCAGACGCACGCCAGTGACGCGCGGGCCTATGGCGAGCTCCCGGCCGACTTGGCCTGTGTGGCAGCCTCGCGGCTGGCCAGGGACGACGAGGCGCTCAAGCACGCCCGCGAGGCCGTCCGCCGACGCCCCGACGACTCCCGTCTCATCGGCAACCTTGCCCACCTAGAACGAAAACTCTCGGAGGTCGGCCCCAAGGCCGCGTGAAATGCCAAGCATTGCAGTGCAGATTGCCGACGCCATGGCGGCCGGCCTAACGGCGGCCACGTTCTCGGGGCCCTACGGCACGATCCAGGCCGTCCGCCGCTACGTGCCCGACTACGACGCCACGGAACTGAAAGAGCTCCAGGTGTCGGTGGTGCCAGGCCCGGTGGAGACTGAGCGGGCGTCTCGAGGCCAAGACCTGTTCAACCACGAAATCATGGTCGTCGTCGGCCGGCAGACGGACGGCACCAACGAGGACATTGACGACCTTACGATGCTCTGCGAGGAAATCATCGACAAGATTCGCTCGGAAACGCTTGTCTACAGCGGAATGCCGGAGCACGCCAAGTATTTCGCAAGCGGCATGAGCGTGCAGTTCGACCGCGATTCGCTCACTGAGCGGCGGATTTTTCTCGCGCAAATTGACGTGACGTTTCGCGTTCCGCGGGAGCACGTGACATGAGCATTTTTCCGCTCGGCGGCGGCAATCCGTACAGTGCGGCCTTGGGCGGAATCCGCATTCCGGCCATTGGCATGCGCGCGAGCGTAAATATGTTTTTTGACCGGGCCTCTGTCAAAAGCGCTTTGTCGAGCATGGAATGGAAGTCGTTAAGCAAAGCGTCGATGCGGATTAAGGATCACGCCAAGCGTTCAATCAAAAAGATGGGCCGGGCCAGGCCGTTGCTCAAGATTCAAAAGGCCAACCCAGGCCTCGACCTTACGTCGATCCTCCGGCAGCCTGGCGTGGCTGGCAGGACAAAGCGAGCCGTCATCGAGCGTATCCGCGAAATCAAGATGAAGCCGCCGTCTTCGGCCGGCACGCCGCCGCACACGCACGTGCCCTACGGACACATGCTTGGGTTTCGTCGCAACCTGTGGAATTTTTACGACCCCACAAGCCACTCGGCGGTCGTGGGGCCGTCTCGTAAAGGGCGAATGCTGCCCTACCTTCACGAGTTCGGCGGACAGCAAACCATGGTCACGTGGGTCTACAAGCCCAAGTGGCCTGGTGGCATGAAGGCCCCAATCGTCTGGAAGCGCGAGGCCAGCGAGCGGCCGCGCGATCCAGGCCGGTGGTTGGTCACACAACAGCGGCAGACCGTCACCTACCCTTCCAGGCCGTATATGTACCCAGCGCTTATGAAGGCCGTGCGAAACGGCGATTTGGCCAAGGCGTTTGGCGGCAAGTTCTCGGCGGCGCAGGCCGGCCGCGGTGTGTTCGTGAGGGGGTAGTTGGCGGCATCCGGCTGGTATACTGACGTACAGGCGGGCACGTCATGCCCCCACCGCACTGCTTTGGAGCCATAAATGCCCACCGCACACAAGTATTACCTCGGCAAAAACGCCTCCTTTTCGTTCTCGTCCGGCATCGAGAACAAGGACGTAAAGACCGTCACGATCAACCGCGAGACGGCGGCGGAAGCCGACGTGACGACCCGCGGGTCGGACGACGAGCAGGAGTTTGCCTACGTGCGGAAGAACACGACGATTGAGGTCGTTTGCCTCGATCACACGTGCCTCCTGGGCGAAACCGGCACGGTCACGTCTACGCTCTCCCCGAGCGGCCCGGCGGGCCCCAGCGGCGTTTTCCAGGTCATGTCGATCAGCGAACCGCAAGAGCTCGACGGCGCCGTGGAGTTCACGATTTCGCTCCGCAAGACCGTTGGGTGATTCACCGGAAGGTGACACGTGCCGAGCGAAAAATTCCGCCTTGGACGGCAATGCGTCTTTTCCGTCGATGGTCAAATTCTGCCTAGCGTCACCAACGTGAGCGCGAGGCGAATCACCAACGAAGTGGACGCAACTGGGTTTGGGCACAGTTCGCAATCGACGCTCGTTATCCACCGGACATGGGAAATCGACGTGCAGGTGCTCAAGCCTGCCGACGCGGCCCGGCTCCGCAACGCGGAGTCGGGCATGGGCGTTGTGACCGTGTCGTCAGCCAATGGCGTGCGGGAAGTGTCGGCTGACTTCATGGTCTGCGAATCCACCCACGACGAGCCGCTCGACGGGGTGGCCGTGGCATCGTTTGTGCTCAAGCAATGGAACCACGGCAAATGAAGACGTTCACCGACACTGAGGGCCGCCTGTGGAACGTCAAGGGAAGCCTGGGGGCGTTTGAACGCGTCAAGACAGGCACCGGCGTCGATATGCTCGACCTTCCCACGACGCAGCAATGCCTCAGAGAAATCAGCGACGTTTTCAAGTTGGGCAAAGTCCTCTACTGCATGTGCGAAGACCAGGTCGTCGCCCGCGGGATCACGCCCGAGCAGTTTGCCGACGCCTTTAATGCCGACACGCTCTACGAAGCAAGCAACGCGCTTATCGAGGAAGTGATTTTTTTTTGCCGGAAAGACCTGCGCCCGATGATGCAGATGGCGCTGGACAAGGCGAAGGAAGCGGAGACGAGGGCGATAGCGGCGATGAAGGAGAGGGTGGAGACGATGGGCGAGGAGCTCGACACGGCAATGGCGAGCCTCTCGACATTTACCGATTCTGCTACGAGCTCGGCGGAATTATCGGCGTCCACCCCGGCGAATGGACGCTCCGCGGCCTCCTCTGGGCGGCCAACGCGAAACAAAAAGAGGAATGGAATCACACGAGCACGCTCGTAGCACAGCAATACTCCATCCATCGCGACCCCAAGAAGCGACGCCAGCCATACCGTCCGCAAGAGTTCCACCCCTACGTTAAGCCGCCCAAGCCCAAGATTCTCACGCCCGAGCAATTCAACGAAATTTTTAGCGAGTAACGAATGGCATCTGCGGGCAGCGTGAGGGCGGGCGGTGCGTTCGTCGAGATATTCGCGAAGGATGGGCCGTTCCAGCAGGCCATGAGCCGCGTGGAAAACCGGCTCAAGGTCGTGGGCCAGAAGATGCGGCAGCTAGGCACGTCGGCCAGCCTCGCCGGCGCGGCCATCGGCATCCCGATGGTGATGGCGGCCCGGCAGGCAGCGACGTTCGAGGATGCCCTGCTCGGCATGGAGGCGGCCGCCGGCCTGTCCGCTGACCAGGTCAAGGCGTTGGAAAAGGAATCGCTGCGGCTCTCCAAGAGTATGGGCGTCGATCCTGCCAAGATT